ACCCTAGCGTAAACGTCAGCCACACCTTGAACATAGCCAAGGGCAACCATCTTTGGAATAGCCTCCGAGTCGTTCATCCTAGACAACAGGCCGTTGCCATCCATAAACTCAGCACTCGCCATGCACGGGACAAACAATAAAGTTGCGATTAGTTTTTTCATAACAAAGCCTCTCCTAGGTCATTTAACATTTTTTGCTTTTCTTCTTTATCTGCTGCTTTCTTTACACGGTCAAAATACTTTGCTACAAGTTGTCTCTCTTGTGGTGTTTTAAAGGGCCACTCCCACCTTTCCCACGTTAATCCTGATGGGTGTTTATCCATTATTCATCCTCATCCATCTTCTCAAGTTCTAATTCGTAAGCCTTCGTTAGCTCCGATATATTTTCTTTACGCCGCATCCACTGATAGTTATATCTAAAGTTTCTGCGTTTGGATGATTCAAACTGTACAACTTTTTTATTCATCTCAAACATTAACTTTAATAATCTGTCACGAAACTGTTCAGGGTCAATGTCTAAAAGGTTTAGGTAACTATCAGAGTGTTGAAATAGAAAGTAAATTGCAGAGATTGCCTCATCTGTAGGTATTCGTATCCTACCTATTTTGCGTGGGGCTAACTGCGCATCCTGAACCGCTAACGCCACAACTGCCGATAGCAATCTACTATTAGCAGTGCCTTGCGCTCTGTAATCTAACTTGTACGACATGCTACCCCTCTTTCTGCAATTCAATTAATTTTTTAAGATAGTGCGCGGCTTTGTTTAAATCATCGACCCCACCTTTGCTCTGCCATCGAGAAACGTACTTAATAATGTTGCCTTCAAAATACCCAATATTGTTTGCGGCTATGTAATCCCAAGGCTGAATAGACTTATTCTTGTAATGCGTACCACCAACCTGTTCATCATTTGCGTTCATAAAAATGAAATTCTCCTTACCTTAGTTTGTTTTCTAGCCCACTTAAGAATTAGTTCATGCTCCCTAGCAGTCTTAAAAGGCCATGCCAATCGAAGCATTTCGTAAGGTACCTCATTTAGAGGAAAAGTAACCTCTTCAACCTTGGGGGTTTTCTTAGCCGTCATCTCCAGTCACCCTTTTCATTGTGCTCACAATCTTTTACATGACAAAACTTTCTACATGTGAAGTTTGGTCTTGCGTTCCATACGTTGTTTGCCATAGCAGCCTCAAGCCTTTGGATCTCGGGCAACCATCGCCCCCATGCGGTTTCTTGTATATTGTTTACAAAAGAGGCTTTGACTAAATCTTGGGCTACAACAAACACTAACCCTGCTTTTATTGACTGCACATGGGGGAAGTGTTTAAAAACTAATAGCGCCAGAAGTTCTAATTGTTTGGTATCAGCATACTGAGAAGACTTACCCGTCTTATAGTCTACAAGGTGAGCGTGGGCGTCGTCGATAATTAATAGATCCGCGATACCTCTGAACCATACGTTCTCATCACGGAATCCACAAGGTTCAAAGTCTTTAGTTAGCCCCATCTCGTACTCACACAACTTTAAGCCGGGTAACGCTTTGAGTGCATCTAGCGTCGGCTTTATAAAAGCATATTTAGGATCTAGTGACTTGTCCCCACATACATAGTCCTCGGCTGCTTTGTGAACCTCGGTGCCATAGTCAAGATGTGGAGTTGGCGGTTCAATAATATCTTTTACAATCCGCATCCGGTAATACTTGCGGGGGCACTGCTGAAACAGCGAAATGCTGCTGTACGACCAAGTGTATTTATTCGACATGACTTTTCACCGCTGCCCTCATTAGTCGCAATTCAACAATAGCCTGCTCGATTGTAGACGCTGCCGATACATAGTTGTTTCTCAATAGGTGCTCGTGGATCTCTTTTAATAGTTCTTTTACTTTTAACTCGTGAGCCGTGTAATTTAATGATGTATCTATTTTCATTGTTGTACCCTGTAATGACGCTATATTGTTGTACGCTCCAATACCCTTAACATTTACCATAACTATCTCCATATCCAATTTCACACGATAAAGGCAAAGTCTCTGCCCATTTAGGTCGCCACTTCATACACTCTGTAACATATTCTTTTGCTTCTTCCGCTTCTTCTTTTTTGACAACGCAGGCAACAGCGTCATGCACTGTCAATACAACTTTGTATCGCTTAGCAATCCGTAGCATCTGCTCACCAACTACACAACGGGCTACAGCTTGGCAAATGTTTTCCACCACCTTACCACCATAAATCTTGGTTGTACCTTTGCGGGTGTCGTAGATGTAATGCTTTTCCCACATCCCGCTCTTAGGATTTTGCTCCTCGATCACACGCAGATTCATATACTTCAATGGCAACCCACTTGGTAGGTCAAACCCAACTCCGGGAAGTAAACTTACTGCCTGTGGTTGCGTACCAAAATCAGCAGTCTTTAGGTCTTCACTAGCCAAAGCATCTAAGCATCTTTCGGCTTGCATCCACAAGTCCGGTATTCTTGGATGTACATCACGGTAGGTATTAATAATATGTTTGCAAAGGTTATCTTCTATTTCAACACCAAAAGTTTTTAGTTGTAGCTGAAACTTCTTCCATCCCATTCCATAGCCTGCCCCCAAAATGGTCGTTTTACCTACAAAACGCTCTGCAGTAGTAATACTGTTAAAGGGTTTATGGTAAATCCTACACGCCATGATCTTGTAAACATCCTCACCATCTTCAAATGAATTTACCAAATCTGCTTGCCCTGCTAACCAAGCGACAGTCCGTGCCTCAATTTGAGAGGAGTCGGCGTCGATCAGCACATAGCCGTCAGGTGGGACAATGGCGTCTTTAAGTTTTGATTTTCTTGGTAGGTTCTGAAGATTAAGTTTGTCGTCTCCACCCCATCTGCCTGTGTGTGCAGCGTAATATCGTAGAGGGACAGGGAGGCTCCCGCGCTTCGCTATTGAAATAAATCGCTCTGTCCTCGTCTCTTCTAAAGTGCTCTTTGCCCCAAGTCGAGCAGCCACTAATGCCTGCACTTCCTCGTTCGGGTGCTCTGCCAAGGCTTTAAAACCGTCGTCACTTTTGGCTAACGCTAACGCTACCTTGCCTGTAGTAAGGCTAATCTTTGTCGGGGGTAGCACGCCCAATTCTTTTAGCTTTTCAGCAAACTTTTGATTGCTCATCAATGTCTCACGGTCAGACATTGCCTTTTGAATTAGTGTTTCTTTACGGTGTTTAACTTCCCCCAAGTGCTGCTCAAGGAGCGGTAGGTCTAACTGCAACACAGGGTCGGTGAACATCTTCAAAGTTAAATCAATTAATTTTAGCTCCTTAAGTTTATAGTTCTGCTTTAGGATGTTGTAGATGTTGTAGCAAAGATCTACGTCATTGCAGCAATATTTGCCATACTGCGCTAGTTCTTCGGGGGTAAAATTCACCCGCCGTTTGCCCATAGCCATGATGACTTCGTTGCCTTTTTGTCCTACCCCGAGACGATCTGCAAGTTTTGCAAGACTGTTTGATACTTCGTTGTCAATTGCTCGAGCCATACATAACGTGTCTAACCATGCCATTGGTTTGATACCAAACTTCCAAGTAAGTATCGCGCCATCGAACATAGTGTTATGCGCCAAAACAAATGCTTCAGACCACTTAAACTTACCTAAGAAATGCATGGTCTCAGAATACGTACCGCTAAACCATTCGGTTTCGGCATCGTCAACCTTTACGCCAACCCCTATCACTTCAAAGTTATCGTCGCGGACATACTCTTCTGTGGTAATCTTCGAGAGCGAAAACTCTCTATCGTAGTACGTCTCAAAATCTATTGTTATTACCATTTTTATTCTTTTTGTGTTTTCTAAGTGCTTCTACTAACGCAGCGTGGTTAGTTACTTGGTTAGCTGCTTCTACTCGATCTTCAGTAGGTTCGTATATTATTGTTGCCAATATTAAGTCTTGCGTGACTTTGCGTTTTAGGGCACGCACTTTGCGTTTGATAAGAAATCGTTCTAAACGATTAAACGTGCCTTCGTCTAAGACCTCCCCCCATCTAGAATTTATATTTCTAGATTCATACGGATGCACAAATTCTTCGGGGTACAAATCCATGCGCTCGAGCAATATGCGCACTTGGTGGCTAATGAACCTATCACGCATCGCTACCCTTCCTGTTCTCAGGAACGGTCATCATGTTCAGCCAAATCTCGACGTCTTTTATATTGTCTTCGTTGATAATAAAAGTCTGTCCCCCCGCATCTCTAATATGTTGGAGTTCGCGTTCTTGCAGCGCGGTAGCGGAGTTGCCTTTTGCTTTGCATTCGATGGCAAAGAAGTAGCCTCGGTAGCAGCCAACGATATCGGGGACACCGCTTCGCCCGTACCCACCCGTTGCGGGTAGGAAATGGTAAATCTTATTTATCTCCAAGATGCGACGGAGCCGCGCCTTGACTTTACCTTCGGGTGTGTACCCCATAACTATATCCTCTTGGTATTAGATCTATATCTCACTTCGGAGATACTTAACGCAAGATTACACCAAAAGAAAAGCAAAAGCAAGGGGGTAGGTGAAAACACCAATAAAAAAGGACAACCTGACGATTTGTCAGATTGTCCTGTAAGAGGAAAGAAACGCGAGTTTAGTGCGTGACTATGGTGTCCCCCGAGATGAGGTAATACAGTTGGATTTGCACATCTTCAACATGCACGCGCATCTTAACTCCGGTGCCTTCGATTGGTTGGCTATCCTCCATAACCTTCAAGATAGTAAATTTTTCTTGATAGTTTTTAGGTAGGTCGTAGGTAGACTCCAACTTACTAATCGTATTGAGTTGCAGATCCATCACAGTTAGTTTGTCTTCCCTATCAAGATAGGCAATTACACCTTCCCGAGATGAAAACCTACCGCCCACTAGTTTTGCGATGCGGTGGGTATTTCGCGATTCCTCAAACTTTGGATTTCTTACTTCTTGCAAAAGTCTTGAATCTATAGGTTGGGGGTCTCCTTCAATTACACTAAGTGTATAGTCAAATGCAAGTTGATACAGAGGTCTGCACCGAGTAGCAACATCGTTACCCGCGTAATGAACCATGCTGTCGATTTCTCGCCTCATTGCTTCATACACTTTGCCAACCAAAGTGGGGGTGTCGTCTTTAACGAATACTTCTTTTGCGATCTTGAACGCAGACTTGAGACTGCTTGTTTTCTTTACATGTGCGTCACCCCTGTATTTTCTGATTTTCCTAGAATATATCCTGTACATAAACACATACTCTCGCTTAGTGTAAAACTCGTGCCAACCTATCGAACCAAGTTTTTGATCTCCGCTAAATACTTCAAGAGTACCAACTTTAGAATGCCTTGCACTCGTTGCGTGAAACTCTAGGTTCGGCATTGCCGCAAATAACTGCTTCGCTAGAGCATTCAACTCAGGAAAAATTTCCGTATCTTTAAATTTTTCACCCATGTGAATCATAGTAGTTACCTATCCTTTCGTGGTTACCAATCAAATTTACCTAAGATTTCATCGACCTGATTTTTCACATGCTTACGCACATGGGGGCTTTCCTTCAACTCATTGATCTCTACCCCAAGAATAGCCTGAGAAAGATCTTTCCGAGCCGCCTCTAACTTAGGGTCTTTAGTGATGTTGAGTTTCTGCATCAGGTCAATCAGTTCTGACGCGTTGGAAAGCAAGGTCTTGTGAAACCCCTTGCGGTTGCCTTCTGTGTCGGCGTCGGATAGACGATCTGACATATGTGTCAGACAGTCGTGAACCCTATCCCACACATCCTGCATTGCATCTTGTATCCGGTTGTTAAAAGTGTTTTCGTATTGTTCTACCAATTCCTTAGCAGCCTGCTCGCCAATGTCTACCCTAAAGTCTCCCGCGTTGGGCAACGGGGAGAACAGATAGTTAAACCGAAACTTCTTGGCTACCAAGTCAGGCTCAGGATACTCATTGCGGTCAAACAAATCACCGAGTTGAAAGGCAGCCGCACTAATTAGCGTTGGGTAGGCTACTAGGAAGTTGTTAACTAATCGATTGTAATTGTTTTCACATTCGCTTAGTTGCGTCTTGTAATCCAAAAAGTTCTCCATTGTGATGATCCGCGAACCCGAATCGCTCCAAGGTAGCGTCTGCTTGTGATGCCACAGGCGCACATTGTTTCCGTATTTAATTACCGCATCAAGGGCTTGACTGCCAGCAAGTAAGTTCTTGTGGTAGTTCCCCGCTCTTGTTTTGGTTGCCTTATTAGCATCTACTTCTTCGGATACTTTCTTGTCTAGTTTCCTAGCAGTCCATTGCGAGATGGATAAATCCACAAGCATGGCACTCGTACTTAGATTAAATGGTGCATATGTCATTTTGATTCTCCTTGTTATTCAACACAAACGGCTTGCCCGACCTTGGGCTTGAAGTCTTTATTACCTACCACACACCACAACACAGGCACACCCAACTCATCCCACTTACTAGCGTTGTGCCCAAAGAACACGCCATCAGTTAGCATCACCAAGCATTGCGGTTTGATTCCCTGCTTTAATAGGTAAGTAGGAACACAGTCCGGCTCAGTTCCACCACCACCCGCAGGCTTAGTAGAGTTAGCAAAGTTACTGATCTCTGAACCCGCATAGATCTCATGCTTTGCTACATGGCTATCCCAATACATCATGTCCACAATCTCAGGCTCGACATCGTCGCAGATAAGTTTGGCTTCGCCTAGGAATCTACCGATAAGTTCTCCACCAATCGAACCCGATGTATCAGCCCCGATAGATATGCGCTCGGCTTTGAATCCAATCGTTGAGGGCATGATGATGTCCATACCAAGATACTTACGATGTGGTTTGCGCCATGTAGATTCATCTAAGCCTTTAGTATGCGCCTTTACAAAGTCACGCAGAGCTTCTTTCCAATCTACTTTGGGGTGCAATAGTTCTTCTATGCCTCGTGGCACATTACCTTTCATCTTACCCGCGAGGATCGCACCTTCACGCAAGGCATGGTCAATCTCTTTACCAAGTTCTTGCTCATCTTCTTCAGACAACTCGGATGCACCTTCCCAATCATGCTCGTCAAACTCGTAAGGCTCATCGCCACGACCATCTGACGGTTTGTCAGGTTGTCCATCGCTACCGTCGCCTTTAACTTTGCGACCACCGCTATCACCATCCTTCTTTAGTATTTGATAGACTTGCATGGTATCCATACCACGATATTGCTCATCGATAAGTCCCAAGACATTACCCTGCGCGTCTCGGGGCATCTCGACTGTGGTGCGTGACGGATCATAGTCTTGGATCTGCAAGTTAATCACATAGTCCATCGCCATGTTTGCCAAGCGTGCATTCTCTTTAGCGATCTTCTTCCACACCATCATGTGACGATACGCTTTGTGCATGGCTTCATGAATTACTAGGAAAGCCAATTGTTTGTCGTTTATGCTATCGACAAATGCACGACCATACTCGACATTGCGCCCGTCTGTGCGTGCGGTAGCCACTTTGTCAGAGATGATTACCTTGCCAATCATAAATACACCTGAGAACAGGCAGAAGTTTTTATCTCGCATCAATTGCACATGAGTGCGCTCAATGCGTTGTTCAGCAGTTAGTTTAGCCATTATCTTTTATCTCCATTTCTACACCATCTTTGGTGTGGGTTAACACAACTTTTCCTGCCAAGATCCCTCTAATCATGGTATCTGCCATGCTTAGATTTCTACTAACAATATACAGACGCCATGCTAGGAATAGCGATAGCGTTGCAAACATCGTGGTCAGTTCAACCATTTTCTTTCCTTTCAAATAAAACATTTAACGCAGGATCAAGTTCGGTACACAGACTTGCATCGACATACCGCATCCATATAGCGTGCGGGTGGTCTGCTTGTATATGCCAAAACCTTTCATCACCAAAATGATCCTTGCGCAGTAATATCCATACATCCCCTCGGAACAAGACATATTTCCTATCCATGATTAGAACAGGTACTGATGTTCACGCATCCAATCTACGAATGCACCGCTCGTCATCAATACTTGTTTCTTCTCGGTGTGCTTGGTAGCAGACAAACAGAACACACTCTGCAACTCTGTCGGAGTCCGCTTCAAGTATGTGAACCACTTCCCGATGTTGGCTCGGTCGATGCGTTGAATTGCGCCGTAAGCCATGATGCATAGAGCGGCGGGAGAGGTCGGTACTTGTGCGTTAACAGGATCGTTCATCACTTGTTCCCATGTTGGTAGACTATCAGCAACATCGACATATGCGGTTAGATCTCTCGCCGCCGATTCACCGATTGTGCCAACCAAGCCAACCACCAAAGCATTTTTAGAAATCTTGTCGCGCTTCTTGATAATGTTTGACGCGCGATGCCCTGAGCGTGGCGAGAAGAATGACCGTTTCGGGAACTTGGGGTTGAAGATGTACGGATTGTCAGCCTGCGACGGGTCAAGATACGATGCCATAGCGTGCGGGTACGCTTTAACCCATGCCAACATCTCGGGAGCAACCCCATTCTGACTACCCCAATCCAACCATTCCTCTGCCGTCGGCTTGCGTACAGGCATCACAGTAATGCGGTTTAGTGAGTGCGCCTTGAGGTTATCGCCCACCCCATCGCTTGAGTTGTTGCCTGCCGTTATCACGATGCTATCAGGATGCAGTTTGAAGTTAGCAATCCGCCTCTCGTTGAGTAGCGGGTGTAGGGTATTCTGCACCGCTTGGCTAGATGGTTTAGTAAACTCGTCTAGGAATATCACCATAGGCTCAGACTTGTGAAAGCCCCACGCATCGTTCGGGTACAGGCTCGTCGTCTTGGTCTCATGGTTCGGCATTGGGATACCAACCTCACCCAACTCTAGATTCGGCACATCCATGTACACACCCTTAAAGCCTGTGCGATCAACGACACGCTCAAACATCGCGGTCTTGCCAACTCCAGGTTCACCTACCAAATGAATGGCGTTCTCGTTACCACAGGCAAGGATCATGTCCTCGGCTTCTTGCAGGGATACTTCTGATGTCATGCGAATTTCCATTTTAGTTTTCCTCTTGGTTACGACAAACTGACAAGATGTCAGAATGTCCGGTTAATAAAATACTTTGCATTACTATCAGCAACTAGTGTTCCTAGCGGCTGAACAACTTTGTCAAACAGCCCTTCACAAAACTCATACTTCAATAACTCTGTTAAAAACTTCTTCAACCGATCAGGATTGCACTCGGATACATACCCGTTGCCTGTCCATCTCTGCTCCGATGCACTCGCATGCAATACAAAAAATAGCGGGTACATTTTCTCGGGGTCGTTTGTTCGCGACGCTTCCAACATCCGGTCAAGGAATTTTCCTCGCGTAGGGGTCATATTCCCTCTGTCATACCTAGTTGCTCTTGCCCCGACGCCCAAAAACGGGAGCCTCAAATTTCCATCCTTTGCTAGTGGGCATATCCCAACCCAATATTCTTCTCCGTAGGTTCGTATCAAGGATTCAAACTCATCCACTAAATCAGTAGCCTGCCTAGACTCCAAGAACTTTGCCATGTCCTGTGCGTATAGGGAGAATGGTTTTACCTTCTGGTTCAAATCCTTCCACCTTGCTCGGTTTAGCATCTTGGCGTACTCAGGCAGAGGGTTGATCGGCGACCCGCCATCGTCAAGTACTAGACCCTCCTTTGAATGGATCAGAAAATACTTATCAGTTGCCGGTTGCTTGTAATAGATCTTCCCTTTGTACCTAGTAAAACGATCCCCAAGCACCCCCTCTAAAAACATAAGGGTCGTGGGTGAATGCCAACACCCCACATCAAGGTGAACCGTGCCGTTCTCGTAAAACTTAACGACATCGGTTTTCCAAAATCTGCAGAAGATCGCATTACCCTGCAAGGTCTCAACCTTGAGAATCTGACTGCGCTTGTACCGCCTGTTCCAACCCAAGGGCACAAGCCCCTTGTCGTCGCCCGCACGCAAAGGCTCTGTCTTGTCGTACCTATGCAGAGCCTCCAAGTAGTTACGTAACCTTGGTAGGTTATCAGGCAAACTAGTTCTTCCCCAAGTCATATCATTTATCCTTTCTCATATCTAACCAAATCACTACACCAATACCCACCACAACTATTATTACGAACCACATCAACTCATGGGCGGCTTGAGAAGCCATGCCCGAATCAATCCACCAATTAGTTTTCATTTACCACCCCCTCTTTCTCGATTTGGTTAATGTGCTTGGCTAGTCGTCGTTTGGCTTGGCGATGGTATAACTGCCTCGCCCTTGGGTCTTTGCGCTTGCCACAACAGGGACACTTCATGCCGCCTATGCCACACAGATAGGTACGCTTGAACAAGCCTTTCATTCGTCACCCCTCCCCATAAACATACATGCCAAGAAATATACACAGAACGCTATGGCTATCAGCCCTAACGCACCGTTCAATGCTCTAAGAAATTCGGCTATCTCACTCACCGGACAATACCCCCCTTGTTGTTAGCACCAACTGCCGCCTGCCTAGCAAACTCAGGAGTGAAGAACATCGGTCCCTGCTTGTGTAGGGTCAGGATGCACCACGACTTGCGGACATCTTTGGCTTTGACCTCGGCGCAAGGTTTACAGGTTAAGTGCCCGTATGCGGCACGACGCTTGCCAATGCCGTTCTCGTTGCAGATACGGCAACGACTGTTTCTGCGGATTGCGTTGCTCTTGATAGACATATACAGATTCCTCATGGTTGTTGATGCTTGGTTGATATTGCGACAAACTGACAAAGTGTCAGAATGTTCGGGTTTTGTGGGTGCAATGTTCTTAGAACAAATGAAAGTAAGAACAATGTGAAACGAAGGTAAAAAGCAAATTCCCACTCTCTTATTATACCCTAGTTTCTTTACAAAGTCAAGTTAGTGGTTTCTGTTTGGGCGCACTAATATGCTGTAAGTCATTGATTGTTCGTTGGGTATTGTGGGTAATGTACGAATGGGGGTTTCAATGTTCGGAGAGAGGGGGGTTAAATTCGAACAAAAGAATGGCTTGTAGACGCCATTGTACCGAAATTGATGTAATGTTCTGAATGTTCTAAAAAAGAGAAGAGAGATTGATGCTACGCGCGACCCCTGCTTATGACGCTGAATTGCACTTGCGGGGAGCCTCGTTCGAGCAGAATTTATTTTATTTTGGCGGGTACTATCGGGCAAAAAGTCAGAACATTAGAACATTACTGAAAAATCAATGACTTGCGACGGAACAATTACCTAGAACATTATGTTTCATTCGAACAATACAAAAAATTGCTCCCGCGTTGGTATGACCGTTCCTAGAAAAATAAAAACTTGTTGCTGGTAGGCTAGATGTTATTTGCTATGCACCTACCAAATCTGTATAGTTTTAATTGGACTATCTGACATGGGGTCAGCGTGTCCTAACTAACCAAGAGGAAATTATGAAAAACGAAAAAACAGTAGTAGCCCAAGCCATCGAGCAAACCAAATCAATTGATGCGGGTAGGTTATTTGCTCAGTCTGAAGTAAATGCATCGGAGTCATTCCAACTGTTTGCTGAAGCCGTAGGAACCGAGCCAACTTTTCAGGTATGGGAAGCCGAGCGCGTATCGTGGGTAAACGGCTATGTGGAGATTAAGCCGAAAGCAAAGGGTGATACAGCGTACAAAGCGTTTAGCCGTTTTAAGGATCGCTTGGTAGATACCTACGGAATAACAGTTCCAAGGGGGGACAGCAAAGCCGCAACTAAAAAGGCTGAGGAACGGGCTACCAAACTAGCCGACACCATGAAACGCTACGAGTCAACTAGCACCGACCAACTGCACCAACTAGTCAGTCAGGCTTACGAGCGTCAGGCAAAAAACCCATTGGGAAGTGACGCGATCCTGAAAGAACTAAAAACCGTTTTGAAGGCTCGCACCAAAGACCAACAAGCCGAAACCAAAGCCGAACTGAAAGCAAAGCGTGACGAAGTGATTAAAGCCGTCAGAGAGTGCGCCGACATAGAGAGGCTAGATCTAGTGATCGAGATGCTCAGTCAGGACAACGAAGTTAGTTTTGTGACTCAGTAACAAAGCCGACCCCGAATTGCTTCGGGGTTTTTGTGCTCCCGCGTTGGTATGACCGTTCCTTGCCCCTAGAGTGTCCTATTGCTGGACAACATTGTCCGCTTTGCTATGATCCTAGGGAGAATGGTATAATGTCCACAGGACAGTCGGACATAGGGTCTGATTGTCCACGACCAGCAGGTCAAACTAACCATGAGGAGAAGTACAGATGGACACACCACAGAAGAACACAGTCGCAGCCGCGATTGACGCGCTAACCCCTGAGCAGCACGCAGCAGCCAAGAACGCTGGCGCAGCTTGGGCGCGTAAAGACAGTCTCGCTGTTGAGACCCTGACCAGCTATGCCCGGATGTTAGGGGACAAGGTCACCCGGCTGCAATTCGAGACAGCGCAGCTTGATTGGAAAGAAGGCTGGATAGGCGCGAACCCCGGCAAGACCAGCGCAGCAGTAGACAAGGCTTGGTCTAGATTCAAAGGGGATCTCGAGGATATGTTCGAGATCGAGATCATCAAGCCCGAATCCGAAAACCCACTGTCCCAGCAGCGCGCAGCAGAACGGGCAGCAAAGAAGAAAGCACTACTCGACCAGCACGCCAGCAGCAGCCCGGACAACATCCGGCAGCAGATCGAGAAGAACTACGCAGCCCTAGCCAAGAACCCGACCAGCAAGGACTTGAAGAAGGCAGTAAAGGATCTCGAGACTGTCCTGAAGGATAAGACCAGCGAGGAGAATAAAGAACGGATGGAGTATCTCAAGGGACTGCGCAGCCAAGTGAGAGAGGCAGCCAACAAGTGCACCGATGACTCCGCACTCGAGGCAGCCCTCGAGATCCTGACAGGCGAGGCCGACTTCGATATCGAGTAGACCAGCAACACCCAGCAACAGCCCCGGGCAAGCCCCGGGGTTTTTTATTGCCAGGCGCCACCCAGCAACAGCCAGGCGCAGCCGAACCCACCCAGCCCCGACCCCCCAAATATACGCATATGTTACTAGTCCGACACATACACACAGTTTTGCACTGTCAATATCGCATTTTTCAAAATACCCCCCACCCCCTAGGTAAATTTTGCCGTCTTAGTCCATCCTTATTATGGAAAACACCCCCCTTATGTTTTTGATTTTCAAACACCCGGGGGGTATATAATTTTTTCGTGGGGGCGCCTCTTTTTGACGATGGAGGTTTTCCAATGCCCCCACACTTGACTTTTTTAAAATTGGCTATATACTCGGCGCCAATGAAACGCACCCCCTATACTTTTTTGGAGTCCCGTTTCCTCCATGTCACTATCCATTACGCCAGATAGCGCCCACCCTTTGCCTGATTCCTATGATGATCAGGTAGCTTCTTCGTTTTCGGAGAACGCTAGAGTTGCCGCTTCAACCGCCGCATTGCTATCTGAGCTTGGCATGCCGTTTGAGATGACTGAGGAAGACGAGAAAAAAGCTCAGACATTGTTCCGATCTGTCGATACAACCAAAAAAACTCAGAACAATCCACCCGACCTATATAACGGAGCAGTCGCCCTACGGCTATCTGCGATGCTGTCGGAGTACGACAAGGCTATTGTGGCTGACGCTGCCCAAGCCAGAACCTACATAACCAATAAGCTTCTTGACATATCTGCTTGCGGGGACCCCAAGCACGAGCTACGTGCCCTAGAGTTGCTTGGGAAGATGTCGGACATCGGGGCGTTTACTGAAAAGTCCGAAATTACTATTACCCACAAGACCTCTGGCGACCTTCGCAAGGCCATTGAGGACAAACTAAAGCGGCTACTACTAGCTAATACACAGGACGTCGAGGAAGTTAAGCCCAGTGCCGAAGAGGAGCTAGGGCTAATTGAGGTTGAGGCACGCGAGGTAGACGGGAGCGACGGTGCAGATAAACCAGAATGAGGTTAAAGCGCTCCTAAATAACCTCAGTTCTATACCAGAGGCGGATCTACGACGCCTTTTGGAGGATCTAGATAGGCTAGAGGTAGTAAAAGACCGCGAAAATGCTGCCACTAGCTTTATGCACTTTGTAAAGAAGGTCTGGCCCCACTTTATTGAGGGTGCACATCACAAACGGATGGCTCGTGCCTTTGAGCGGGTTGCCCGTGGAGAGCTAAAACGGCTAATTATTAACATGCCACCCCGGCACACTAAGTCTGAGTTCGCCTCCTACCTACTTCCAGCTTGGTTTTTAGGTAATTATCCGGGTAAAAAGGTCATCCAGACCTCTCATACGGCAGAACTTGCCGTGGGTTTTGGGCGAAAGGTGCGAAATCTTGTCGATCAGGATGTGTATACAACGGTATTTCCGGGGGTTGGCTTACAGGCGGACTCTAAAGCTGCTGGGCGGTGGGCGACTAACGCTGGGGGAGACTATTTTGCTATCGGTGTGGGGGGCGCTGTCACGGGTAAAGGCGCGGATCTGCTCATTATTGACGACCCTCACTCGGAACAAGAGGCAGCCCTAGCTGAAGTTAACCCAGATATCTACGATAAGACCTACGAGTGGTACACATCAGGCCCACGGCAGCGTCTACAGCCGGGTGGGTCTATCGTAATAGTGATGACGAGGTGGTCTAAGAGGGATCTGACGGGTCAGGTGCTTAAGAGTGCTGCCCAAAGGGGTGGGGAAGAGTGGGAAGTGATCGAGTTTCCGGCTCTTTTACCGTCTGGCAACCCACTTTGGCCTGAGTTTTGGTCATTATCAGAGCTTTCTGCATTAAAAGAAGAACTTCCTAACAGCAAATGGCAGGCGCAGTACCAGCAAAACCCCGTTTCCGAGAGTTCAGCCATAGTTAAGCGGGAATGGTGGCAGATTTGGGAAGAAGATGACCCACCGCACTGTGACTTTACCCTTATGGCGTGGGATACGGCGTTTGAGAAGAGCCAACGCTCCGACTATTCGGCGCTAACTACGTGGGGAGTGTTCTATAAAGAGGACGACACCGGGATTTCTCAGGCAAATATCATCCTACTTAATGCATTTAGGGACCGGATGGAGTTCCCGAGGCTTAAGCAAGAGGCCATCGACCAATACAAAGAGTGGGGGCCAGATAGCGTAATTATTGAGAAAAAAGCTTCTGGGGCGCCCCTAATATACGAGATGCGGGCGATGGGGATACCCGTGCAGGAGTTCACGCCGAGCAAGGGTAACGACAAGATTAGCCGTTTGAACGCCGTGTCAGATCTGTTTGCAAGTGGTAGAGTGTGGGCGCCAAACACGCAGTGGGCTGAAGAAGTAATCGACGAGGTTGCATCTTTCCCGGCGGGCGAGCATGATGACTACGTTGACTCTGTATCCCTTGCGTTGATGAGATTCCGCAAGGGCGGGTATTTGCGTACTAATTTAGATGAACCGGATGAGGTTCCATACTTTAAACGTAAGTTTGAAGGCTATTACTAAGGACAGAATATGGCAATTGATAAATCATTAGGACAAGCCCCACTGGGTTTAGATCTCGAAGAGATGGTGGGTGATGAACCTGCTCTTGAGATAGAGATTGAAGACCCAGAAGCCGTTCGTGTTGGCATTGATGGGCAACCCATATTAGAGATTGAGAAAGAAGAAGTAGAAGATGACTTCAACGCCAACCTCGCTGAAGAGATGGATGACGGAGAGTTGACTGAGTTGTGTGGTGATCTGCTTGGTGAGTTTGAAGAAGACTTATCCAGCCGCAAGGACTGGATGCAGACCTACGTCGATGGCCTAGAGTTGTTGGGCATGAAGATTGAGGATCGCACAGAGCCTTGGCCCGGAGCCTGCGGTGTCTACCACCCACTATTAAGTGAGGCGCTGGTCAAGTTCCAAGCAGAAACAATAATGGAGACCTTCCCAGCTAGAGGTCCTGTTAAGACTCAGATCATAGGCAAAGAGACACCAGAGAAAAAAGAAGCTGCGCAACGGGTTCAGGACGATATGAACTATCAGTTGACCGATGTGATGGTGGAGTATAGGCCCGAGCATGAGCGCATGCTGTGGGGCTTGGGACTCTCGGGTAATGCGTTTAAGAAGGTGTACTACGACCCAAGCATTGAGCGTCAAGTCTCATTGTTTGTTCCCGCCGAGGATGTTGTAGTCCCATATGGGGCGTCTAACATCCAGACTTCGCAGCGTGTCACACATGTGATGCGTAAGACTGAAAATGAACTGCGCAGATTACAGGTTGCAGGCTTTTATCGTGACGTAGAACTTGGTGATCCGGTTGATGCATTCGACGAGGTTGAGAAGAAGATTGCTGAGAAGATAAGCTTTCGTGCCTCATCTGACGACAGGTACAAGGTCCTTGAGATGCATGTGGACATGGACCTGCCCGGCTACGAGGATAAAGACGAGGACGGCGAGCCAACGGGTATTGCTCTGCCTTACGTTGTCACTATTGAAAAAGGTACCCAAACCGTTTTAGCGATCCGTCGCAATTGGCATCCAGATGATGACACTAAACAAAAACGCAATCATTTTGTCCATTATTCATACATCCCGGGATTTGGCTTCTACGCTTTTGGTCTTATCCATCTCATTGGCGCTTTTGCTAAGTCTGGTACCTCTATTATTCGCCAACTTGTTGACGCAGGTACTCTCTCGAATCTCCCCGGAGGATTTAAAACTAAAGGTCTTCGGGTTAAGGGAGATGATACGCCAATCGCTCCGGCGGAATTCCGTGATGTAGACGTAGCCTCCGGCACGATCAAAGACAACATCATGACGCTCCCCTATAAGGAGCCGTCACAGGTGTTGTATACCCTCTTGGGCACCATCGTTGAAGAAGGTCGTAGATTTGCTAGTGCAGCAGATCTGAAGGTATCCGACATGAGTGCCCAGTCTCCTGTTGGTACGACGCTGGCTATATTAGAGCGCACATTGAAGG